CCAGAGCAGGCGAAGCGGCTCGGCCGCTATGGCGGCACGTACACGCCGCTCGCCGAGCTGCCGAACGTTCCTTACGTGTGTCTGCGCCTGCCGACGGGCGGCGGCAAGACGAACCTCGGCGCATACTCCATCGGCATTGCACGCGATGCCTGGGTGGAGAAGGACTACCCGATGGTCCTTTGGTTGGTGCCGTCGAACACCATCCGGCTGCAGACGGCCGAGGCGCTGAAGAATGCCCGCCATCCCTATCGGCAGGCGCTCGACGAGGCCTTCGACGGACGGGTGCGCGTGTTCGACATCGCCGATTTCACACATATCCGCCCGCACGACATCCGCGACCATTGCTGCATCGTCGTCGGCACGATCCAGACCCTGCGCGTGTCGAACACCGAGGGCCGCAAGGTCTATGCCCACAACGAGAACATGGAGCCGCATTTCACGGCGCTGCCCAAGTCTCTGCCGGGGCTGGATGCGTTGGAGAGCGGCGGCGTGAAATTCTCCTTCGCAAACCTGATGCACATCCACCGGCCGCTGATGATCGTGGACGAGGCGCACAACGCCGTTACGGGCCTGACGCGCGAGATGCAGGCGCGGGTGAACCCATCCGCCATCATCGAATTCACGGCAACGCCACGCCTCAACTCCAACATCCTGCACAGCGTGACGGCGCAGGAGCTGAAGCTCGAAGAGATGATCAAGCTGCCGATCATGCTATCCGAGCACGACACCTGGCAGAATGCGGTGAACGGCGCCATTGCGGCACGCGCCTCTCTGGCCGAGGAAGCCGACAAGGACCCCGACTACATCCGGCCAATTGTCCTGTTCCAGGCGCAGCCCAAGAACCAGGAGGTGACGGTCGAGGCGCTGAAGAAACACCTGATGGAGGTCGAGCAGATCCCCGAGGACAAGATCGCCGTGGCGACCGGCGATCAGCGCGAGCTCGACGGCATCAATCTGTTCGATCCGAAGTGCCCCATCGAATACGTGATCACCGTCGAGGCGCTGAAGGAGGGCTGGGACTGCTCCTTCGCTTACGCCTTCTGCTCCGTCTCGCGGATTCAGAGCGCGGTGGATGTGGAGCAGCTGCTGGGGCGCGTGCTGCGGATGCCCTATGCCAAACGCCGCAAGGCGGACGCGCTGAACCGTGCCTACGCCTTTTTGTCTGAACCATCCTTCGGCGAAGCGGCGCGGTCGTTGGCCGACAAGCTGGTCGCCATGGGATTCGAGGAGGACGAGGCCCGCGACAACATCGAACCGGCGCAGACCTCGCTCGATGCCGACACCGGCCTGTTCGGACCGCGCGACAAGCCGAAGCCTACCTTCAAGCATACCGTGACGGCGACGCCCGAGGTGGTTGCGGAGTTGAGGAAGCGCGAAGGCGTCAGCGTCCGCGACACCGGCGGTGGCAAGATCGAGATCGCTGTCACCGGCCGCGTCGACGGCGAGCTGGAGAAGGTGATCGCCGACACGTTGCCCGAGACGGAACGGAAGGGCTTCGCCGAGGCCGTCTCGAAATACCGCGTCGTTGTGAAGGACCAGTTGTCGCCCGCCGAGCAGGGCGAGTCCTTCGAGGTCCCGCGCCTAATGTCGGAGATCCAGGGCGAGCTGGAGTTCGCCGACACCGACGTGTTCATGGAGTTCCACGACTGGTCGCTGCTCGATCATTCCTCGAAGCTGGGCGAGGCCGAGTTCGCGATCCGCGAGACGACCCGCAGCTTCGAAATCGATCTCGACGGCAATCGCATCACCTATCAGTTCGCCGACGAGACGGAGCAGCTGGCGCTCGACGTCGACGTCGAGGGTTGGACCCCGGAGGCGCTGGTGCTGTGGCTCGACCGGCAGGTGCGCCAGCCGGACATTCACCAGACCGAGCTGTTGCGCTGGTTGCGCGACCTCGTCGGCCACCTGATCACCGCACGCGGGATGCACATTGCGGCGCTGATGCGCTGCAAGTTCATACTCGCACGAAAGGTCCGCGAGAAACTCGCCGCCATCCGCCAGCAGGAGCGCGACGGCGTCTACCAGCGATACCTGTTCGCGCCCGAAGCCAAGGTGGACGTGTCCTTCGATGAGGCGTTCAGCTTCAAGGACGGGATGTATTGGGATCAGCGCCGGTATCGTGGCCGCTGGAAGCCGCGAAAGCACTTCCTTGGTCCCGACCACGTGCCGGCCTTCGACGGCGCCGAGAATGGCGAGGAGTTCCAGTGCGCGCAGGCCATCGACAGCCTGCCGGGTCTGAAGTTCTGGATCCGCAACGTCGCCCGCCATCCCAACTCGTTCTGGCTGCCGACCGCGACGGACAAGTTCTACCCGGATTTCGTGGCGCAGTTGGAGGACGGCCGCCTGCTTGTCGTCGAGTACAAAGGCGCCCACATCGCCGAGGGTCCCGACACCGCCGAAAAACGAACCATCGGCCAACTGTGGGAGAAAAAGAGCGGCGGAAAAGGGCTCTTCATCGTCGTCGAGAAGACGGTCGACGGGAAGGACATGCGGGCACAGATGGTGGAGAAGATTGGCGCCTGATCCCGATTCGTCTGGCTGACTGGCGAATATTCTCAAACGTTCCCAATAGCTTGAGGCTTGCCGCCGCGCGAAAATCGGCGGCATGCGGAACTTCGTCCAACGGCTTCTCGGGATCGGCAGGACGCGCGCCTTCGACGCGGCGGGCGGCGGCCGGCGCTGGGAGAGCGCCAAGACGGTCGATGGCCTGAACGCCGCGATCTTGGCGGGCGCCACCATGGCCGCACGCCGCGCCGGCTGGTATGCCCGCAACAACCCGTGGGTCGCGGCGGCGGTGGACAGCCTGGTCGGCAATGTCGTCGGCGCCGGGATCAAGCCGCAATCCACCCATCCCGACCGGGCGGTGCGCGAGCGGCTGCAAGCGCTGTGGCTGCGCTGGACGGACGCGGCGGATGCCGGTGGCCTCGGCGACTTCTACGGCCTGCAGGCAATGGCCGTCCGGGCCATGGTCGAGAGTGGCGAGAGCTTCGCCCGCCTCAAGACAGCACCCGATCAAAAGCCCGGCATCATTCCTCTCGCCATCGAGCTTCTGGATCGCGAGCAGGTGTCATCGGACCTGCATCGCGAGATCGGCGGCGGGGCGCGCATCCGCGCCGGCATCGAGTTCGACTCGGCCGGCCGTCGCGTCGCCTACTGGGTCCGCTCCTCCCGCCCAGGCGACCCCTTCGGTCCGCTCCGCATGGACCCCGTGCGCGTTCCCGCCGCCGATTGCATCCATCTGTTCAAGCCGCTCGCCGCAGGCCAGCTGCGCGGCATTACCTGGCTCGCACCGGTGCTGCTCAGGCTGCACGAGCTCGACCAGTTCGAGGATGCCGCGCTGGTCAAGGCCAAGGTCGCAGCGCTGTTCACCGGCTTCATCACCGATCCCGATGGCACGGTGGGCGGACTGTCGGGCACGAATACGGGCGGCGTGCTGCAGGTCGGCATGGAGCCCGGCAGCCTGATCCCGCTGCCGCCCGGCGCCGACATCCGGTTCTCCACCCCGACCGAGCACGATGCCTATGCACCCTTCGTGAAGAACCACCTGCGCGCTGTCGCCGCCGGGCTGGGGCTGCCCTACGAACTGGTGTCGGGCGACCTCGACGGCGTCACCTATTCCTCGATCCGCGCCGGGCTGATCGAGTTCCGCCGCCGCGTCGAGCAGCTGCAGCACAGCGTGGTGGTGCACCTGTTCTGCCGTCCGGTCTGGGAGCGCTTCGTCCGCCTGGCCGTGCTGTCGGGTGAACTGCCTGCGCGCGACTTCGACCGCGACCCCGCAGCCCATCTCGGCTGCGAATGGCTGCCGCCGAAGTTCGATTATGTCGATCCCAAGAAGGACGTGGAGGCAGAAATCCTCGCCATCGAGGCCGGGCTCAAGAGCCGGACGCAGGCGATCTCCGAGCGCGGCTACGACGCCGAGCAGGTCGATGCCGAGATCGCCGCCGACCAGGAGCGCGCTGCGGCGCTCGGCCTCGATTTCTCGGACCGCCGCCCGGTGAGCCAGGAGACGGCCAATGTCTGATACGCTGGAGCTTCTCACCCGCCGCGCCGATCTGGCGCCCGCCACGGCCGATCCCGAGACCCGCACCGTCGAGGTGGTCTGGTCGACGGGCGCGCCGGTCCGTCGCCGTGACATGGCGGGCGAATACATCGAGCGCCTCAGCCTCGATCCCGAGGCCGTTGACCTGTCGCGCCTCGAGGGCGCGTCGGTGCTCGATGCCCACCGCCAGTCGGCGGTGCGCGACGTGCTCGGCAGCGTGCGCGAGGCAGCGGTCGACGGCCGGCGCGGCACGGCACTGATCCAGTTCTCTGCCCGGCCCGAGGTGGAGCCGATCTGGCAGGACGTGCTGACCGGCATCCTGCGCCATGTCTCGGTCGGCTACTCGGTCGAGGAATGGGCCGAGAGCCAGGAGAACGGCGCGCGGGTGCTGACCGCCGTGCGGTGGACGCCGCACGAGATTTCCCTGGTGCCGACACCCGCCGATCCCGGCGCCAAAATTCGCATGGAGAACGACATGACCCAAACCGACACCAAGGCAGCCGAAGCGCCGCCCGCGACGGAGACGCAGACCCGCGCCGCCGTCAACGCCGAGATCCGGTCCATCGCCCGCATCGCTGGACTCGACCAGAGCTGGGTGGATGGGCAGATCGACGCCGAGGCGGACGCTGACGCCGCGCGCCGTGCCGCTTTCGAGGCGCTGGCCCATCGTTCCTCGCCCGCGATCCGCACCGAGCAGGTGCGCGTCGAGATGGGCGAAAGCCAGGACGACCCGACCCTGCGTGCCCGGCAGATGGGCGAGGCCCTCTACGCCCGCATCAATCCTCGACATGAGCTCTCCGAGCCCGCACGGCGGTATGCCTATGCCACGCCGGTGGACATGGCGAAGGAACTGCTGACGCTGCGCGGCGAGAGCACCATGGGCCTGTCGCCGGCGAGCATCGTCACCCGCGCCCTGCACACCACGTCCGACTTCCCGATCATCCTCGGCGACACCGTCAGCCGCGTCCTGCGCGACGCCTATCAGGCGGCGCCGGCCGGCGTACGCCGCCTCGGCCGCCAGACCACGGCACGGGATTTCCGGGCGGTGAACAAGATCATGCTGGGCGAAGCGCCGCTGCTGGAGAAGCTGAACGAGCACGGCGAGATCAAGGCCGGCACCATGGCCGAGGCGCGGGAGGCCTACAAGGTCGAGACCTGGGCGCGGAAAATCGGCATCACGCGGCAGGTTCTGGTGAACGATGACCTCGGCGCCTTCTCCGATCTTGCCCGCCGGATGGGTCAGGGCGCGGCCGAGACGGAGGCCCGCATCCTCGTCGATCTGCTCGAAGCCAACACCGGCAACGGGCCGAAGCTCTCCGACAACAAGACGCTGTTCCATGCCGATCATGGCAACAAGGCGGGCTCTGGTGCGGCGATTTCCGACACGACGCTGTCGGCGGCGCGGCTCGCGCTGCGCACCCAGAAGGGCGTCGAGGATCGCACGATCCGGGTGACGCCGAAGAACCTGCTGGTGCCGCCGGCGCTGGAGACCGACGCCGAGAAGTGGCTCGCCACCGTGGCGCCCGCCAAGGCGGCCGATGTGAACCCGTTCTCGGGCAGCCTGTCACTGGTGGTGGAGCCGCGTCTTACAAGCGCCACGCGCTGGTACGTCACCGCCGATCCGGGTGAGATCGACGGGCTGGAGTACGCCTACCTGTCCGGGAACGAAGGCCCGCAGGTCGAGAGCCGCTCCGGCTGGGACGTCGATGGCGTCGAAATCCGCGTCATCCTCGATTTCGGCGCCGGCTTCGTCGACCACCGCGGCTGGTTCATGAATCCGGGCGCGTGATGACGGACCTCGCCCAGCTCACCGCCTGGCGCGACGCCCTGATGGCCGCCCGCTATCAGGGCGTGCGCACCGTCGAATACGACGGCAAGCGCGTGACCTACGCCACCGACGGCGAGATGGCGGCCGCCCTCGCCGACCTCGACCGCAAGATCGCGGCCAGCGGCGGCAGCCGCGTCTCCGTCGTCCGCATCGCATCATCGAAAGGAGTCTGAACCATGAAGACCTTCATCCAGAACGGCGACGTGATCACCGTGACCGCCCCGACGGGCGGCGTCGCCTCGGGCGATGGCGTGATCGTCGGCAGCCTGTTCGGCATCGCCGCCTTCACCGCCGCCGAGGGCGAGGCGGTCGAGATCGCCACGCGCGGCGTCTATGTCCTGCCCAAGGAGCCGACCGCCGTCATCGCCGCCGGCGATCAGGTCGCCTGGGACGCTACCGAGAAGCGGATCGACCTGCCGGGCACCGGTCTCTATCCGGTCGGCATCGCGACCGAGGCCGCCGGCAACGGCATCACCACGGTCCGCGTGCGGCTGGATGGGGTGGCGACGGCGGCGGCAGCCTAGGACTGAATGGGGTCGTGCAAAATTTCTGTTGATTTTGCAAACGCACTATGATCTTCTGCCGTCTCAGGAATCAGGAGGCGACATGGCGCTGGCGGACGAGACAGAGGTGAGGCGGATCCTCTCGGCTTTCGAGCCGACGATCCTTGATATCGTCCACGGCGCCTGGAGTGACTGGATGGCGTCGCCTCATCGCTCGACGCTCAGATATCCGCGCACACGGGCCTGCTTGGTCCATGAGTTCATGGTGAAGCGGGCTATTGAGGCATTCGACGGGAGCTCTGACGTCCACGTTATCCATCAGGACGAGACGGCCAAGTTCCTCATAGGGCGAGAGCTTCTTCTCAGGCTCAAGAAAGGCGATGCGAACGGCTTGGGCTGCAATATTGAAACGCAGGCCGTGCTGAACTTCACCGACCCTCAGATGGT